ACCGTAGACGTAGAAGTCATAGGAGCGGCACTTGTTCTAACTCTTGTGCCATTACCATTACTAGTAGCTACAGTAACTGAAGTACCGTTTATTAAGACTGAACCTAAAGCAACTCTTCTTGCTATTGCGCTAACAGTAGCAGTAGAAGTCATTTGACCGCCATCTACATTAATCTTTTCACCACTACAAGTAACTGTAGATGTAGCTGTTATTATGGTTTGTAGGTTAGATAAATCAAAAACACCTACGCCATACAGATAAGAACCATAACCTTGAGCATCTGTTTCTTCAAGTATAAACTTCTCACCAGCCGCACTAACTCCTGAAGCTACTGTTACTGTTACTGAACCACCTGAAGCAAATGTTGCATTACCAGTTATAGATACTGAAGCTGAGGCTATTATATTTCCTGAAGGAAACAGAGCAAGTCTCTGACCACTACACGTAGTAGTTGAGGTTGCATTAATAATTGCATCAGCCGCCGCAGTAAAGCCGCCTATTGTAGCTACACCTGAAGTTGCACTTACTTCTAACGCAGATTGATGTATACGCTCACTAGAACAAGCAACACTAGCACTTGCCGATATTACTATCGGTAGTGAGTCTTCACCATATTCATGTGAACCATACGTACTCGTACCATACGAATAAGCAGTAACATTTAAAGTTGCCACGTCAGCCCCTAATCGTTAGATTAGTTCAATGTTATATCTAAGTCACCAGTTGGCACACGGAATACGTCACCAGTAGCAATAGCTTTACTTGACGATAAAGTCGCATAAGCCATTAAGTTACCTGACGTTGCCGCATCAAAAACTCCAACGTGAGTTACTGTACCCCAACTACCTGTAGCAGTTGCGAATTCAATAGCCGCATCATTAGATGTTGTAGCGCCTGAAGTTGAAAAGTCTACTGGTCTTCTCGCATATGCACTACCTGAAAGTTCAGTACCTCCACCAGCTTCTCCCGGTGCGGCTGTAAACAATCCTAAGTAATGCTGAGAAGGAGCTGTGTAAGCCGCTCCAGCAAATACGTGGTCTAAAATTTCTGTTTCTAAAAAGTTTGTAAAACTCATACTAATCCCCTCACTTTAAGTGTTAATCCTGAGCCACTAAACATAGCATCCTCAGAGGTTTGGTTTAATCGCTGTACTGCCGCAGAATATAACTGCGCCCATACTGCTAGTCGTGCATCTTCCGCTAGATACGGTGCTGAATGTAATAACGCTCCATAGAGGTATACATCAGGCGCTTCTAGTAAGAGCCAGTTATCTGCGTTACTACTACTTAAAGCTGGGAGCTTCTGATAGTAAAGTAACTCAAAATCTGTGTCTGCACCCGGTGTTGGGTGTAGTTGAAACTGTGCATTTGCATGCGTGTAAGTTGTTGGAGTTCCGGCGGCATCACTATTTGATTGACGTTTGTCAGCCATAGCATCTCTTGATATAAGATTAACTACCGAAGTTCCTGTACCAGTTAAATGTAATCGTATTGTCTCAACCCAGTCAGGTGGTATTTGCATATACTCATCTGCGGCTGATTGTTGTCCACTACTTCTAGCTTCCATTTTCCAATGTCTTACATCTCTATTAATCTGTGACTCTGCTAATGCAATAAAATCAACTATAACAGAAGTTAAATCATCTCTGTTTAAGAAGTCAGCTATTGATGCTTTTAATCCTGTGTAATTAGATAAAGCCATATTAGTAACCTTGTCTTAATCTATTAAAGTTGTTTGTTTCATAGTTCGATACATTACCATCAGATACTCCACGTAAGAACATTTCTTTTTGGTTATCATCTAATTGCATAAATACATTTTTCATTTCAGGTGTCATTTGTGGAATAGCATTTGTTGGCCCAGCTTCACCAGTACCAGCAAAATTAGGATTAGTTTGCGTAGGATGTGATGCTCCGGGCATTACAGTACCATCGGGCATTCTATGTGTGGCGTTACCCATGCCTAAATTAGCAGTAATACCTTCCCTGTCTCTCATTGCTTGTATAGCTTCTGCGGTTAGTCCATCACCACTAAAGGTATAACCTTCTGTCTTACCATCTACGTCAAAATCGTAGTCGTAAGTATCTTCACCTCGCATAACATCAATACCTTTTAAATGTTCCAAAGCCTTTGTTGGTTTGGCTACAGCTTTGTCCATCACACCCGCACCTTTATTTACACCAGCTATCTTACTTGTCATACTGTTCATGACACCTTTAGCTTCATCAAGAAAACCTCCAGCACCTTGCACACCACCCAGCATCTCAGCTAAAATATCTTGAAAGGTTTTTTCTTTTCCTTGTTTAAATGCCATAACTCTCCTGTCTAATTAACCAAAGTAAATGCTATTGTAGCAAACCTTTGTTTATTTTATTTGTTTTTTCACCAACCATAGGTTTTTTTGTATCTTGCGTTGATTTTTTCTGCGTCTTTACTGTATTGATTAACCATTCGTTCGTAAACAGCTTGTGATTTGCTTGTAATGTTTTTTCTGTTTTTATATTGCTCGCCATTAGGACTCTCCTTCCAATCGTTAGTTAACAAATTACCTTCTGACCTAAAGTAACCTATATCAACATCACCTAAGTCTGCGTCTATTATAGCCTGTTTTACCAGTTTTTTAAAGTCTGCGTTACTAATTGGAACATCTGCAAATTGTGTGTAGTTAATTATTTCTGCACCAGTAGAACTGGAAGTAGGTGATATTAAATCATTTCCAAACTGTTTAGCTAACTGCTCATATAGTCTTACACTCTCATCTTTACTAAGTGTTCTGCCTATGTCAATGTCAACAGCGTTTTGTTTACCTACTGCTTTATCAGCAAATGCTCTACGATACGAAACACCATCTTGGTGAAATACTGTACCAACTACTGATGCATATGTTTCTACTAATTCTATGTCAGCCTTATTAATACCTCCAGCTATTGTGCCTGACAGTATTCCTTGTACTTGAACGTTAGGATTAATGTCTCCATCCCAACCGCCAAAGCCTAAAAAATTACCCGGAGATACAATGCCTATTTCTTTAGCTAACAAATCTACACCATCTTTATCAAGGAAGATACTGTACATATCTTTAGTGTAAGCGGCTACATCTTCAGCATTTGCAGTAGCAATGCCCGGTAGTATGTTAGTTGTACTTCCCGGTACAGCCTCTAAGTTAATGTATCCAAGGTTATCTTCAATGCCATCTGCAAAACTATAAGATGCTTTTAAGAACTCATCAACGTTAAAGTCTGCACCATATACAGTTTCTCTAAAATAGTTATCAAACTTCTTTTGGAACTGTGGAAAGATGTCATTAGCATTATTACCCCAGCCCTTCTCTTTAACTGTAGCATTGATAACGCTTTTCATAGCATCGTTTCTAGCTTTAACAGCTACCCAAATGGCCGCTTGAGCTTGATGTGGTTTATAACCATGCTTATCTGCTATTGACTGTGTAATCCTCTCCATGATTTCATACTGTGCGCCACCCGGTACTTCTGAGTCTAAACCAAACGCTCTAGCCATCCACATATCTTGAGTTGTTTCTGTGCCAACAAGTTTAGTAGGGTCAATCTCTACCATTAGATTGCGATAGAATGAATTAGTTTTTCTGCCTTCCCATGAGCCACCGTTAAGTATAGCTTCTATCTTCTTGCTTTGTGCCGCCGGGAATCGACCAGCTTCAATAGGTAGACCAGCTTTATATTGTGCGTAAGCTTTAAATGCAAAGCCTGTGTTTGTTTCAACAGAAGCTCCTTGACTTGTGATAGCTATTATCTGTGCAATCTTTTCAGCTTCTACTACGTCACCATTAACTAAATTAAGTATTTGATTAGATGAATCTTCATACCACATCCGAGCATCTTTACCTTCTACTGTTAATTTATCTAACTGAGTAATTAATTTGTTTAACTTTTGTGGTGTATCGAATGCTGGTGAAAACCCTACGTAGGTTCCATTGTCACGTCTTTTAAATTCTGTTGACTTAATTAATGTTTGTGGTGCTATATCATTTAGCAAACCTTTATTTGTTCCGGATGCTTCATCAACACCTCTTATGATAGCGTCTTTATCAGTTAAGTAATAAGGCAATCCTCTGCTTATTCTTTCTTCCATTGTCATGGCAACATCAGCTTGCGAACTAAATGCTTCTGTCTCACCTAATACTCTGTTTTTATAGTTATAGAAACCCGCATCAGATGCCATCTGCTCTGCATCTACAAGACCTCTTTCTAACGCTGTTTTTTCACCTAATAGTAATTTCCTTTTTGCAAGGTCAGCACCGCTATCCGTAAGTTGTGCATCAATATCAGCTATTTGTTTTCTTGTGTCTACATATAGTTCTGCAAAGACTGCTTCAGCTTCAACCCGTTGTGAGCTTCCTTTAGCATGACCTTCTATAGCTTGAATTGCATGTTGTATCTCGTGTAATGTTCTGCCTTTCTTTATATTTGCTAGTTCAGGTTTCTTTAGACTACGCTCTTCTAGTGACATTTGCACCATTGGATTTAGTCCTATTCGAGGCTCTCCATTAACTTCAGCGTAATACCCAAACTCATTTGGCTTCATGTTGTAATCCATAGGGTAAACATCTAAGTTTGCTAATTCAGGATATGCTTTCATTAATTCTTCATGCTTTATAAGCTCTTCACCTGTTATTTTTAACTTATCATCCAGTACTAAATCTAATTTGTTTAACGATGATTGTGAATCGTCAATCTCAAATCTCCATTTACCATCTTGAGCTAGTCCGAATCCAGTTTCATTCCATATTGTTTTAGCATCAACACCATCTTTGTGTAGTTGCTTGGCTTTAGCTAACATATCAATCTGACCAAGTCTGCTTGCACCTATCTCTCCACCCATTATTTGCGACTTCATGTCACTCATGATGCCTTGACCACTTATTGATATATTCTTAGTAAGGTTGTTAATCGTACGTTCCGGGTCAAATCCCTCCATGAACGCGGCTAATACTTGTTGTTGCTGTGCTTTAGATAATTTTAGTATACTTTTTGGTATTGCATTAAGAGCTATAAGGCCATCTAATCCATGTTGTTGAAAGGCATCACGTCTACCTTGTTTTGTACTTAACTTCTCAACTGCCATTGCACCTATTTCAGATGCCATAGCTTCGTTTTCTAAAGATTGTACTGTAGCATTTTTATTTCTACGGTCTTTGAAACCTTGTTCATATTTTTCCGGAAGCAAAGCGTCAAACACTACATCACCTAAGTTAGTACTAGCACCTTCAATCATTCTTAATAAACCTACTCCACTTTCTACAGGGTTATAGACTACTTCTAGTACGTCTTTAGCTAGTCCGGGTACTTGCGATGGTAAGTTAAATATTGTATTCCTTATTGATGCATCTAAATCATCTTCTGTAGTTGTAGCTCTACCGTACAAAAGGTCATCGGACACACCAAACTTACTGAGACTACTTACTCCTAAATCAATTATCTCTTCATAAACTTCTTGTTCAGCAACAGCAAGGTCTTTATAAACTTCCCAGCTTTCAGACAGTAACCCTGTTACTCCATCAAAAGCTTTACCAGCCCAACTCTTATCATCGTCTAGCAATCCAGCCATTAAACTATTCCTCTTAGGTTACGTTTGATAGGTTTATCCCAAGCATCATTGTATGGTGTGTATCCAATAGCAAGGTAACGTGTTGCGTCTGCACCATGTGAACTCCAATCGTGTCTTGGTCTCATTCTCCATGTTTTACCATTCTCATCCCAATCACGTGAGTAAGAAAGTAAACAGTCTATCAGCTTCTCACACTTAACTTCATCAAAGAAACACCTGTCTAACATCTCTCTAACTTTTTGTATGCCATCATCTATAAGTAATGAAGGTGCTATCTCTATATCTCTAATGCCTAAGCCTTCTAATGTTTCAATACGAGACTTACCTGTTCCTAACTCTCGGACTCTTACATCATGAGGAAACACATGCTGGTCGTAGACGTATCCTTTCTCTTGTAACACCTTAGCGTAATGCTCTAAGCCAACACCTGATGCTTCATAGTAGTCAATGACGTGTATCTCAGTACCAATAAACTGTGAGAAAACGATTGACGTGCTGTCTCCAATTCCTAAATCCCAACTTGTGACTACACCTTTGGCTCTGTCATATCTTACCTTACCAATTCTGTCCTCATCCTTAGCTCTTCTCATCTCAGCACTATAGTAACTGCCCTCTGAAAAAACTAAAAACCCGCCCTCCCAAATATGTTCATACATATCCGGACGCTTTACTTTGTCTTCTATTCGCTGGTCATCTAATACTTTTGGAAACCAAGGGTTGTCTTGATAATTTAACTGAGCTATCTTACAATTGCTAGGAAACGTAGCTCTAAATCTTTCGTGAGTTGCTGAATACTTTGACTCCGGGTTCCACGTTACCCATACCTCTGAGCTAAAACCTACAGATTTATCTTCCTCTCTAATACTCGGCAGAAGCACATCCCATGCCCTACCTGAGACAGATTCTGCTTCATCAACCCATGCTAATAGGATACGAGACTTTGATTTGATTGAGTCTAGTGAGCGTCTAAGACCAGCAAACGTGTATGTGATGTTGCCATCATGTGATTTAATATACTTATCACCAAGCTCATAATAATCTTCAAGCCAAGGTACTGAACGTATGGCGGCTTTGATTTCTTCCAAGGATGATTCAGTCAATGAGTTCATAAACTCTCGACCACATAGTATTGTACCTTTGACACCACTACTACCCCAACGGTATCCAAAGACAGCACTCATCAATGCAAAAGACCTAGTCTTACCTGAGCCTCTCGAACCATAGCTGGCCCTAATTCTTGCTTCTCCTTCAAATACAGGTACTAACTTAGGTGGCAACTCTATCTGTGCTAACTCACTCATTAACTTTAGCGACTAATTGAATGATTGTTGGTGGCTTCATGCTATCGTCACTTGATGTGTGGTCTATCTGTGTCTTCTCTCCATACTTGTGCGGTACTAACTTAGCGGCTACCCACTTGCGTGCGTCTATC